CTTGGTCGGGCTGCTGACGCTCATGTTGTTGAAGGCGCCCACCACCGAGAACCACAGCGTCTGCGGCAACGCCAGGGTCGCGGCGAAGACCTGGCGCTGCTGGTAGTAGGTCGAGCACTGAGGGAAGGTCGTCGGGTCCGACGTGACGGTCGGCGTCAGCACGCCGCCGCTGCCAGTGCCGTCGAACACCTGGACGAAAGGCGCCACGAAATACCAGAAATATCCGCTGCCCGGATTGCCGACCGTGCAGCCGACAATCGCGCCGCCCGACACCGAGAGGGAGAGTGTGGCGGCGATGGCGTAGCCCTCGGGCGCAGTCACGATCGCATACGCGCCGGCGTGGTATCCCGAACCGCCCGACAGGACAGTGGCGCTGTCGATGTGATAGGTGCCGGGTCCGTCCGGATTACTGGGATTGACGGGATCACCCGCGAAATTGAGCTGGATTGAAGCGCCGCTGCCGCCACCGTCCGAAACCTGCAGGCTCGTGTTCAGGCTGTAGTTGCGGCCCGGGGTGTTCACATCCACCGACGCGATGGCGCCGCCCGAGACGTGCGCCGTGAAGGTGGCGCCGGTGCCGGATTGGTCGATGGCAATCACGTTGGGCGAGCTGTAGCCCGAGCCGCCGTTCTTGACGGCGACCGCCGTGATCGTCCCCAGCCCGAAGGGGTTGCGCGCCTGCGGCGGCGTGTTGCCGACGTCGGGATTGAGATTACTGTCGGTCCAGCTGTTGGTGTTGACTTGGGCGACGAAGCCGTAGATGGAGCCTTTCGCCTTATAGACGTTGTAGTTCGTGCAGCCGGCCACGGCCGTCCAGCTGAAGGATGAACCAGAACCGGAGACCGCGCTAGGCAGGCTCTCCTCGCCGTTACAGTCGTTGATGGCCGTCACCACAATGACCGATCCCGTCCCGGACGTGACCGTGAGGTTCTGCGGGGCCGGAGTGACCGGTGCGAAGGTGATCGCCGTCAGCTGCCACGCCGCGTGACCGGTACGGGTGAGCTTGCGCGGTGCGTACTTGGAGTGCGTGAGCGTCATGGTGTCGGCGCTCTGCACGTACTTCAGCGTCGGCAAGTCGGCGAGCGCATAGGGGGTAGCCAGCGTGAAGCGCACGCCCGATCCAGGGCTGGTCTCGACGAAGCCCCAGGTGGTGCCGTTGAACATCACCACCTGCATGGTGAAGTCGCCGAACACCAACGCGTAGTTCTGGCCGGCAGGGCTCGCGCGGAAGCAGAACGGGATCAGCCGGTGGCGCTTGCTCGAGGCGTCGACCTCGCCAATGAAGCGGGTGCCCGGCCGGTTGCTGGCGCCGCCATGCGGATGAACGAGGACATTGAGCATCGTGCGCGCGCCGATGTGGAACTTCGCAAGGTCGACGCGGCCGTACAGGAACGGCGACAGCTCGCCGGCGGCGAACGACGGTTGAATGAGGTTGGTGGTCATCGGCCGATCGCCTGGCAAGCCTGGCCGATCTCTAGCGTGCCGTCGTCGTAGCCGCGCGCGGTGAGGCTCTCCGGCAGGTAGGCGCGGTTGAAGGCCGAACCCTCGTTGGCCATCGCCGCGGCGGCGTCCCGGATCGCGGCCTGGCGCATCTGCGCGAGCCGCACCAGGCGATCCTCCTTGCCCGTGAGCTCGACACAGACACGGAAAGCAAGATCATAAGTGAAGGAATCGGTGAAACCCGCGTCCCAGCGCGCCGGGTCAGTCACGCGCGCAGTATAGATCGCGCTTAGCGGACTGGCGTTGGTCAGGATCACGTTGATATAGGCGCCGCTCGAATCTTTATCGGCCGCGACCTCGCAGAACGTCTCGGGCAGCAGTAGGAGTGGCACATCGTTCAGGCGGCGGATGCGCACGCAGTCGACCGGCAGTGCGTATTTGTAGGCCCAGCGCGCCGGAGGGCTTTGCAGTTGGCCGAGCTGGCCGGTGATGCGCGCGAAGTTCCAGTCGAAGGCACGCAGCAGGCTGTCGCGCGCCAGCGCGAAATGCGTCGCGCAGGCGGTCGCTTCTGCCGAACCCTCGTCGAGGCTTGCGATCTTGCTGCGCGTACCACAATGAGAGATGGCGGCGTTACAGATGTCACTGATCGAGGCCATACGCTACTCCGGCCAAAAGGAAGGATCGGAGGAGGACGTTCGCCCTCCTCCGTTACGTTCATTTCGGCTCAGGCCGCGTAGGCGCGGGCGTAAGCCGGCTGCAGGTCGAGCGACGGCACCAGGGACGCTTTCAGCACGCCGCCGGTCATGACCGCCGTGGCGATCACGTAGTTGAGGCGGATGAAGCGTAGCGTGCCGCCCGGCACCTCACCCGGCAGGAACTTGTAGCCCTGCACCAGCGACGCCACGGGAATGGCATCGGACTGGGCCCGCGTCGACCACGAGCCCGGCAAGCCGGAGCCGTTGTCGGGCGCGGTCTGGAACTGCACCTGCAGCGTCGCCGAGCCACCCGATGTAAAGGCGGTCGCGACTTGGCAGAGCAGCATCAGCTGGTCGGTCACCGCGCCGCCGATGTCGCGGGCGATGCCGAGGTCGATGATGTTGGTCGAAACCGTGCTGCCCAGCGCAGTCGGGGTATCGCCGGTGTCGGCCGAGAACTGGATCTGTTTGTCCAAGAGCATGATGTTTCTCCGGGGTTTCGGCTCGGGTCAGACGACCCTCGCCTCCGCGTTTGTGATCTGGTCGCAGATGCGGATCGGGACGCCACGAAAGGCCGTGTAGGGCTTCGAATCGCGGGTCTCGATCGTCAGGAAGTTGTTGGTCTTGGCCATTGCCTGTGTGTCGAAGGCGGTGCGTACCGTGCGGTTGCAGTAGAATGAGAAGTTGACCTGGCCTGGCTTGGTGCCCGTGCCGCCGGCCGCACCCGGGTGCGGTGAGCTTCCCGCCGCGCTGATTAACGGCACTTTGTTCACGGCCGTGATCAGGAAGTTGATCAGGTTCGACGTGGTGACCGCGCCGGCCGTCACGTTGATGTTGGCGACGCGCACCACGAACCGCCAATCGCGCACCGAGAGGCCGCAGTCCCACTTAAAGTGGGTACGGTAGCCTTGGTAGACGTTGTTGTTGGCATCGTAGAGCGGCACCTCACCGAGATCACGCACCTGCAGGCCGGCCTTGCTGCCCTTGGGGAATAGGCCATGCACCGTGTTCTGGCCCCAGCCGACCAGCCAAATCGAGCTGTTGGTCGAGCCCGAACCGCCGGCATCGATGACGTTGCCGGCGGTCGCGCTGTTGGCGGTGTTGACCGTATTTGAAGCGCGGCCCCAGACCGACGAACCGCTCGGGTGACGCCGTCGTGTTGCCGTAGAGCACGGTCTGCTGCATGGTTTGGTTCATCGCCTCGATGAAGGCCATGTCCTCGCCGAGCCGGAATTCAGCGGTGTTGCCGTTGAGGTCCGCCAGCGCCTTGTCGATGTCCGAATAGGACTCGAGCATGCCGGTGGCGTCGCGTACCTGGGCAGTGTTGCTCTTGGACTTCTGGACGCCGTAATTCAGCAGGCGCCAGGTGGCGACAGGCAGGCCGGTGCGCACCGTGGTCTTGTGACCGGCGCCGTCGTTGCACTGCATCCACAGCATATCGCTCAGCATCTCATTGGTCTGGCCGAGCAGTTCGATGACCGCGGCGGGAGTGCCACCGGGATCCAGACGCGTCGCCCACTCCGCGAGGGTCAGCGCCGAAGATGAAAGGGTTGCCATTTACGCTACTCCTGAAGGTTTCCTAGTCGACGCTGCCTTTGGGCTGAGCGCCGTAGATGACTTCGGCCGGCGACCTCGGAGCGACCGGCGGGGCGCCATTGCCCGGCCGGAACCTGTCCTCAGCGATCATCTGGCCGATGCGAGCGAAAGCCTTCACGATGGCGGGGTTGTTGCCCGCGCCGGTGAGGTCGAGCGCTTCGCGAAGTCCCGGGATAGCAAGGCGATCGATCGCGCGGGTGGCCGAGGCAATCGTTGCCTGCAGCCTCTCGCCGCCGATATCGGGATCTGCCTTGATCTCCGAGACCCATTTGTTCTGCAGGTCGACGAAGGCGCGCAGACCCGATTCGGCCTGGGCTTTCTCGCGCGACACTGCAAGATCGATGAATTTCTGCTCCTGCTCCTGGTTGAGGCCGGAGTCGGCGAACAAGGTCGAGGCCGCCTTGAGCGAGTCGCTGTCGACTGTGGCGCCTTCGGGCAGCTTGAAGTCGCTGTACGTCGGACGATCCGCCGGCTCAGGGCCGAGCAAGGAGCTCTCGGCCGCAGGTGCGGGCGTGGCTGGCACAGACGCTACGCTCGGAGCGGGCGTCGGGGCTTCAGGACTCGGTGTCGGCTCGGTCATCTTTGTCTCCATCGGGGTTTTTCTGCCGAGTGGTCGCCTCGGCCTGCATGATCGTGAACTGGTTCGGCGTGAGTCGCTGGATATCGGCCAGGTACTTCAGCCCGACATTGCGTGCCCCCTCGTTGAACAGGAGCCGCGCGGTATCGATCAGACCGCCGCGGAACACGCCGGTCTTGTCCAGGAGCTCCCACATCAGGAGGCGCCCCTTGCGATCACCCATCAGCCAGCGGAAAGCCTCGTCGCGTTGGCGCGCCTTGGTTCGGGCGTCGCGGGCGATCACCTGCTCCTTCTGCTGATTGCCGAGCGGGCCTGCTTCAACGAGGTCGCTCATTTGCCGACGTTCCCTTCTTTAGCCTCACCCTCGGCAAGCCTCAGGAACTCGCGCGCAAGCGGAATGAGCCAACCAAGGTCGCCCGGCGCGGCAAGGATCTGGCGGGCGAGCTCACGGGCCAGTTCTCGTTCGGTCATCAACTCCTCCCCAGCGCGAGTTGCACGGCATTGACCCCGCCGCCGACGTCGATCTGGCTGGCGTTCTTGGCCGTGTTGGCGAGCCGCTCGGCATTAGCGAGCGCTGCCTGCTGGGCCTGCGCCTGGGCGCGCGCGGCGCGCAGTTTCAGCGCCTTCGGCAGATCGACAGTGACGCTGGACGGCACCCCGGTCATGTCGGCGTAGGCGTCCATGGTGCCATCGGCATCGAGGCGGTCCATCGCCTCGGGCTTGGCGGCCGCGATCTGCATGCCGAACTGCCAGAAGCGCTCGATCGCCCCGGTAGCCACCGCCTTCTGCGCCTGGGCCAGCATGGAGATGAACTCGATGGCGAGCTGCTGGGAGTGCACGCTTCGAGGCGCCGGCGGGATCATGCCGTTGCGCGTCATGATGTTGAACACGCGCTTGACCAGCGGATCGAGCAACTCGTCGTGCAGGCGCTCGAGCACCGGCCCGAGCATCAGCATCTTCTCTTCGTGACGCTCGTCGATCTCGCGCGCGGTGATCTCGCGGCGATCGCTCTCGGCCATCATCAAGAACAGATTGGCGTAGAAGGCATCTTTGACGCGCTGCTGGGTCTCGGCGATGTCAGCGCTGAGGTGGCTGACGTCGATGCGTACGTCGATTGCCGACCGGAACGCTTTGCCGCTGGGATCGCTGGTGTAGGTGATGCCACCCGGCAGGAGGCTCGCCGGCTCATTGCGCAGCTCCGGCGGCCCAACCATCGGCGGCTTGTGCATCTTCTGGATGGCCTGAAGCTTGTCGCGCTGCTGGATCTGGAGCTGCTGGGCGTCGCCAAGAGCGACCCAACCCGGACCGGAACCCCAGCTATCGGTGCCGACGACGTCCCAGCGCGGCACCATGCAGGGGAATTCCTCGAAACCCGAGATCTTGAGCAGCGAGCGCTCACCCTGCTGGCCACGCTCGAACCACACAGATCGGAAGGGCAGTTGGCTGGCCAGCCTGCCTCCCCACGGCAGGGCAGCATCGCGCGGCAAGCGCGCATAGGACGCCGAAGCGTTCGGGTTGGGCTCGATGGCGTGGATTATCTCGTACTCGAGGTCGAGCAGGCCCGCGTCGTAGCTCGAGCGGATGCCGGCGGAAACGGCGTCGCGGCCAAAAGTGTCAACGATCTGGCGGACGGTCCACCACATCGAGCGGTAAAGAGTGTCGATCGCCAGTCGGCGCGAGCTCGCCAGCCAGTATTCTCCGACGGTGAGCGCATAGCCTCGCACCACCGTTTCTTCGTCCTCGTCGACCCACAGCGCGCCGGTGCCGAACACGCCGAGCTCGCCGTACAGCGTATGCAGGCAGTTGTAGAGGTTGGAACGCGCAAAGACCTCGAGCATCAGGCGCTGCACCTCGTCGAGCCAGGCGCGCACGCCCGGCTGCCCGTTGAGCGCTTCGACAGCGAGCCGCAGCCGGAACCACGGGCGGGCCGGCGAGCTGATACCGGCCATCATGCCGCTCGCCATGGTGCGGGCCGCCAGTAGCGGCGTGTTGTAGATGATGCGGGGGTCCTTGGGGGCGCCGCGCCGGCTGTCGTTGGCGCCAGTCAGGAAACGCCCGCGACGCGGCGCGAACTGGGCAGAAAGATCCTGCCAGGTCGCGAAGAACGAGGAACGCTCGCGGTCGAGGAGCGAGAGCCGGGTGAGGAAATAGCTCCTCAGCCACGGATTAGTGAGGTCTTGCAGCGAGGCTGTCTGTGCCGCCACGTCGGTACTCGTACTCTACAGAGGCCGGTACTCTGGCCCCTTTGGTTGACGCGGCGGCACAGCGCCTCCGCGCGAAAAATCGCTACTGGCCGAGCAATGCCTTGCCCTGCACTCCCGCAGTGCCGCCCACGCCCTGCCCACCGGTCAGGAGCGTGCCGCCATAGCCGCCGGCTGCCGCGTAGCGCGCCTTGGTCTCGGCTGCCGCCCTCTCAGCCGCCGGGTCGACCGGTGTGGGTGGTGGCGGTGGGGGCGCCGGCGGCTGTATCGGCGGCACGTAGAAAGCGGGTTGTGGAGGCGAGAAGATTCCCATGGACGCGGATAATACTCCCGCAGGCCCTCAACCACCTATTATGGTCATTAGAAGTTCAACCGGACGATCACTTCAGTTCCCGCAAGTTCCCGCACGTGTGTGCGAATTACCACTGAACCCTTCCTATTGGACGCCCAGTGTTGCGTCGTGGGGTGCCTCGGTGAGGCACTAGTGGAGGGGTCCATGATCACCCTGATCGACGTCATCGTCCTGATGCTCGCCTATGCGGGCCTGAGCCTGGGTTGCGCGGCCCTGATGTGGGTGCTGCGCGCGTTGCCTCAGCGCGACATCCAGCAAGTCGCGCCGACGAAGTGGAAGTGA